AACGCCAAGAACCCCTTTGAGGGCGCCGCGATCCGGTTCGCTTGGGTGGACGAAGAGATCCAGAGCCCAACCGGCTACCAAAGCATCATGGCCCGAACGACCGACCAAGACGGGATGGTCTTCGTGTCGATGACCCCGCTGTCGGGCTGGACTCCGTTCCTACAGGCGCAACTTCGGCACCTCGACAAAGGCGAGCCCTGTCCGCCGCGGCTCTACGTCGGGTTCTTGCACGCGATCGACAACCCCCACGTCAGCCCCATCGTGATCGAGGGCAAGTGGGCGAACCAACCCGAGGCAGTCAGGCGCGCCCGCCTGCGCGGCGAGATCGTGGCCTTGGAGGGCGCGGTCCACCCTACGTTCAGCGCCGCCGCCCCCTACGTCCTGCCCGCCTTCGACCCGCCGGCCCATTGGACCCGGTACGGCTCGATCGACTTCGGCACCAGGGCCCCGTTCGCGATGCTTTGGGCCGCCCATGACGAGGCCAACGACGTGGTCCACATCTACCGCGAACGGTACGAAGCGGGCCTAACCATCCGGGACCACGCCGAAGCGATCAGCCGGATCAACGCCTGCCCGGCCTGCTACACCAGCCAACCCATCGGCTCCGACGCTTGGCACGCTTGGATCGTGCGCCGCGCGACCCACGGCACCGGCTGTCAGACCTGCGGCGGGTCGGGCTACAGCACGGACATGCCCTCGATCATCATCGCCGACCCAGAAGACTTGGGCGCGCGCAACACCCTTGCAGGTGAGTACGACATCGCTTGCAGCCCGGCCAAGAAGGACGTCAAGAAGACGTTCAACGCGCTGTTCTCGCGGTTCGCCTTGCATCCAACCCTATCGACGCCGGCCCTGGTCATCCACGACTGCTGTACCAACCTGATCCGGGAGATCAGGCGCCTGACGTGGATGGAGGGCCGGAAGCTCGAACTCAAGACGAAGGGCGACGACCACGCCCACGACGCACTCCGCTACCTCTGCGGATACCTGCCCCTCCCGCGCGAGGCCGGCGAGCCCGAAGACGCCGAGTAGGGCCCCACGTTGCGGCGTTCCCCTGTTCGTGGTAGCCTTGGGCCCATGAGCCCCCCCAACGTCTCCACCGCCCTCACCGTCGCCACTCCGTCTGCGCTGGGCCGCGCCTGGGCCGCTGTGGGCCGGGCTCTTGGCCTGACCGCTACCGTGGAGACCACCCCCGAAGTTGTGGCCGGTGGCGACTATGCAGCGAGCGCCGCGGTGCCCTCGCGCTACTCGCCGGAAGTCAGCCTGTCCGCGATCGCGCACCCGGTCGTCTATGCCTGTATCGAGGCGATCACCAGCGACCTCGCCGGTCTGCCGATCCGCGTGATGCGCGGCGAGGAGGCAGTCGAAGGGCATTGGCTCCACACCATGCTGGCCAACACCGGCCTCGGCGCGCGGACGTGGCGCAAGTTGATGATCCGCGATCAAGTCTTGGTCGGGCGGTCCACGTCGGTCCTGCTGATCTCGTCTCTGCGGAAGGGGCAACCCATCGGCGTTCGGTGGCAGCACCCCAACCGCGTGAAGCCCGTCCCCGGCGCCGACGGCACCCCGATCGGGTATGAGATCGGCCTTGACCGGCTGATCCAGTACTCGCCCGAGCAGGTCATCGCCACCTTATCGCTGGGCTACCTTGACAGCCCGGACATCTTGACCGGCATCGGGGCAACCCAAGTCCTGCACAGCGACCTGACCGCCGACGAAGCCCTCGCCAAAGCCGCCGCCCGCGCCGCAAGCGCAGGCCGCCCTTCGGCGCTGTACCGACCCAAGGGCGGCGGCGTCAACTGGACTACCACGCAGGTCGCGATCATCAAAGACACGATCGCGTCGCTGTTCACGAAGTCCGACGGTGGTGTGGCTGTCCTCGGGACCGCTGACGGCGAGATGGACATCCTTGGGTGGACCCCGCGCGAAATGGAGGGCCCCCAACAGCGCGCATGGATCCGCGGGACCGTGATGGCCGTCCTCGGTGTACCCCCGGTTCGCTTGGGCGTCGATGGGGCGAACACCTGGGCGACCTCCGACGCGCAGATGACGGCCTATTGGACCCAACTCCAAGGCACCGTCGCCCCCTTCGACGAAGCCCTGACCGCCCTCGTTCGGCGCGTGGATGGCGACCCTACCTTGACCGTCGAGCACGCCTTCGACGGCGTGCCCGCGCTCCAAGTCGCTCAAAACGCCGTGCTTGACCGCATCGGCAAGCACATCGCCAACGGCATGAGCCCGGCCGCAGCCTACGCATACGAGGGCTGGGAAGTCGCGCCCGATGCCTTTGAATCCGCCCCGGCGCCCCAGCCTGCCCCCGGCGCCGCCCCGGCGCCCGCCCCGGCCGACGATGACGCCCCCGACGACGAAGACGCCAGCGGCCCGCTGGCCGAGATCGGCGACGACATCAACATGGCGATCGGTGTGCTCACCGACCCCGACGCGAGCGCCGAAGACAAGGCCGCGGCCCTCGCCGACCTCGCCGGGATCGCCGATGAGTTGGCGGGCATGACTTGACCGTCCTGCGCGACATCGCCGGCCTTGACCGCCAGCCAACCAAGTCGATGGCGGCCAACGCGGCGCGCGGGCTTGAGTTGCGCCGGAAGTTCGGCCGCGGCGGGACCGCCGTTGGTGTCGCTCGCGCCCGCGACATCAGCAACCGCGCGAACCTCTCCGACCGAACCATCTTGAAGATGCACAGCTACTTCGCCCGGCACGCCGTCGATTCGTCGGCTCCGGGCTGGGGTGACGCCTCGGCGCCGTCCGCCGGGTGGATCGCGTGGCTGCTCTGGGGCGGTGACAGCGGCAGGACGTGGGCCCGCGTGCGCCGGGACCGCATCATGGCCGCGCGCAAGCCCAAGCGCCGCCAGCGCGCCCAGGCGACCCCTCCCGGCATCGTCACCCGCGCCACCAAGCGAACCGACCGCCAAGACGCAGCCGCATGGGCGAAGGCGCAGCGCGAGGCCGATCAGACGATGATCCGGGCGTGGACGACTGCCCTCCACGACCAACGCGACCGCTTGGTGGCCCGGTTCGTGGCGACCGCCGAAGCGTTGGACGGTCAATCCCGGCTGATGGCGCTCCCCGGCACCGTCCACAAGGTCTTCGGGATCGACGACATTGCCGCCCTGTTCAGCGTTGCCGCCGAGGCGAGCCTAATCGGCGGCCTGATCCGCACCGCCGTTGAGTCAGTCGTGAAAGTCGGTTGGGACATCTTCAAGGCCGTCCTCGGCGACATTAGTTGGGAGCCGACGATCAGCCCGGCGCCCGGCCTGCTCGCCGAGCAGGTCACGTTTGTGAACGAGGCGACCAAGCGCGAGATCGAGGCGACTGTGCGTGAGGGCTTGGTAGAAGGCCGATCCATCGGGCAGATCCAAAACGACCTGTACGAGAGCCAAGCGTTCAGCCCCGCCCGAGCCCTAACCATCGCCCGCACGGAGTCCAGCCGCGCCCTCAACGCCGGGTCAGCGACGGCCTATGAGCAGGCGGCCAACATGGGCGTGCCGATGATGGTCGAATGGGTCAAGGCGCCGATCCCGACCCTGCCCGAGCGTTCGCACCGTCGCTTGCACGGCACCCGTGTTGCGCCCGGTGGGATGTTCGTGATAGAGTCGGGCGAAGACACCGGAGCAGCCGCGCCCTATCCAGGCCGGTTCGGCATCGCCCGACAGGACATCAACTGCCGTTGCCGCACCAAGCCCATTCTGCTCGACGACGAGGACTAACAATGCCCCCAACCTTCGCCGCCGTCCTCGCGACCCCCGAGCAGGTCACCCGCCGCTATGCCGAGCGCGTCGAAGCGGGCCAGACCACGCCCGGCGAGCACGCCCCCGCGGCTCTGTTCCGCTCCGTGATGCTGCGCGTCCTTCCCGCCGAGACGATGAGCCCCGGCGAGGGCGAAGACAGGCCCAGCGACGACGCCCCCGAGCGTTACCCCTTCGTGATGTCGGCCGCCGCGCCCGACCGCGCCGAGGACATCGTCGAGCAGGACTGGGATCTCGAAGCGTTCCAGGCCAACCCGATCGCCCCCTACAACCACAACACCTGGGATTTCCCCGTCGGCAAGTGGATGAACGTTCGGGTCGAGCGCGGGATGCTCATGGGCGACTTCGTGCCGACCCCCGTTCCGGGGCATGAGCGCGCGATCATCGTCGCCGGGCTGCTCAAAGCCGGCACCCTCCGCGCCGCTTCGGTTGGCTTCGTGCCGACCACCGTGACCGAACGCTCCAAGTTTCCGACCTCCCATGCCTACTATGCCCAGCGCGGCTACGTCTACGGGCGCCCGAAGCTCCTTGAGTGCTCGATCGTCAACGTGCCGATGCACCCCGCCGCCACGTCGCAGCGCGCCGCCGAGCCGCCCCCGGTCGCCCCTGAGGTGCCCCCGGTGGTCGAGCCCGAACCCGCGCCCGCCCCGGTCGCCGAGGCGGACACCTTCGACCTCGGCACCCTTGAGCAGTCGATCGCAGCCCTCGCCGATCTGTTCCCGACTTCCGTTGCCTGACCCTACCTGACCCCTACTCCGCGCCGGGCGGCCCTCCCGGTCATCCCACCCAAAGGAGGCCACGATGGCCGACATCAACGCCGCGGTGCAGAAAGTCAACGACACCGTCCAGAGCTGCATCAAGGAAGTCCAGACCGTTCGCGCCAAGATCGAGACCGGCGAGGCTCGCGCCGCCGAGCTTGAGACGAAGATGGCCAAAATGGCCGACGACGTCAACGCGCAGGATGCCAACGTGGCCGCGCTCAAGGCGCAGATCAACGCTCAGCCCGTGATCACCAACGTGGACGTCAAGCGGTTCATCGGCCGCGACGGCACGCCGCACATGCTCGACTCGACCGTTGAGCGCCGGCTGGCCGGCGGCTCCCGCCCGATCGTCACCCGGCAGGCCGGCTGGCTGTCGAGCCCCGAGTCCCGCAGCCCTGCGCACGTTGAGGCCAAGGCATGCTGGGAGTTCGCCGTCCTGCGCTCGATCGCCGACGGCAACCTCCGCATGGACAGCGAGGGCCGGGTCAACCGCTCCAACCTGATGAACGCGGTCGCCAACAGCTCGGCCGACATGCTCGATCGGATCGCCGTGCTCGCCGAGGCCGACGGCCTGGGCTCCGCTGATACCATCCGCGAGCGCGTCTTCGGCGTCGCGACCGGCAGCGGCGCCGACATGATCCCGTCCGAGGTGCTTCTGCCCGAGGTGGCCCGCATCGGCGGCGCCAACCAGACCGGCGGGCTCGCGGGCCTCTTCGTTCAGAAGACCCTCAACGCGCGCAACACCTACATCAACATCCGCAGCGCGCTCCCCCGCCTGTTCAACAAGGGCGTCGCCGACGCCGCGGGCGCCGCCGAGATCATCCGCTCCAAGGGCACCACCAGCAAGGCGCTCATGGACCCCAAGCCCTTCGCTTGCGGCGTGGACATCGACCGGGACGCCGACGCCGACGCGATCCTCAGCATGATGATGGAGGTCCGTACCGACATCGCCCTGTCGATGTTCCTGGGCCTCGACGACGCGATCATCAACGGTGACTACCTCACCGCGACCCACATCGACGACACCAGCGGCGCGCTGGCGAGCTGGAACCCCGAGGGCGTGTTCTCGTCCGTTGGGGCCGGTGGCGCCCTCGACCACCGCCGGATGTTCTCCGGCCTGCGCTACAAGGCCCTCACCATCGGCTCCAGCGCGACCCTCGACCTCTCGGGCGCGCTGACCTACAT